CTCTACACGATCGGCCATCTCGATAGCTTGCATTGCTTCTGCGTCGGGACCGGCACGGCGATCGCTCCCGGAACATCGCCGGTGCCGTTCGTCGCGCATCATCTGGCGGCGGCTCCCGAGACGATCGTGGAAATTCTCGATGTCGAGCCTTACGACGACAAGTTTTACGTCTGCGGTCTCGGGACCAGCGGGACCACCTATTGCTGGTACAATGATGTTTTGGTCCTCGAAGCCGACAGCTCCTACTCGCACGGCACCTACGCGCGCACCTGGAAATCGAAGATGTATCGCCTCGACGGCAAATATCTTCGCTTCAGCGGCGTCAACAACCCGGCGCAAAACGATCCGTCGTCGGTCGACGAGCCGGGCGCGGGTTTCATCAACACGGCGCTGAACGATCCCGACGGCGAGCCGCTGATCGGGATGGAAATCTACTACAACAGCATGGCGCTGATGGCGCGGCTGCAGACGCAAATCTGGTCGCTCGATCCCGATCCGACCAAGGACACGCTCTCGCAGCTCTTGCGCATCGGTGACATTGCGGCGCAGTCGATCGTGCAGTTCGGCACCGGCGATGTGCTGTTTCTCTCGGACAGCGGCGTGCGCAGCCTCAAGGCGAACATCATCAATCTTGCGGCGTCGGTCAGCGATATCGGCTCGGCCATCGATCTGGCGCTGGTCCCGGCGATCCGGCTTAGCCCCGACTACGCCGCCAAAGCTGTCGCAACCGTGCAGCCGATCCAGGGCCGTTACTGGATGGCGATGGGTTCGACGATCTACGTGCTCTCGTTTTTTCCGGCAGGCAGCATCACGGCCTGGTCCTCGTTCACGCCCGGCTTCAACGTCAAGAATTTCATGATTGTCGGCAACACGGTTTACTGCGTCGACACGGCCAACAACGTCTATCTTTATGGCGGGGTCTCGCGCGACACGTTCGACAGCTGTCTCGTCAGAGTGCGCACGCCGCATATGTCGGCCAGCAGCCCGACCGCGCAAAAGCGCATCAAGAGCGTCGACATCATGTGCCAGGGGCAGTGGTCGGTCAGCATCGGCATGCTGCCCAACAACGTCAATCTGTTCGAGCCGTGCGCCACGGTGCAGGACAACACCTACGGGCTGCAGAGCATTCCCTTTGCCGGGTACGGCACGCATATCGGCGTGCATCTGGAGCACCAGGCCCCGGGACCAGCGTTGCTCGCGGCGCTGCATTTCAACCTGCAAGAGGGCGTCGTGAAATGAGTGGCGTCACTTGCGAGCTGGTCACCCGTCCCGCGCTCGCGCACATCGTGCATAACTTGCGTCCGCGGGACCGCGCCGAGATTTTCGCGACGCGCTGGAGCGACGACGAAGATACGTTTATCGACGACGTGTGCGCGATCGCCGGCGTGCTGTGGCGCGTGTGGATGCTCGATGGCGAGCCGGTCGCGGTCAACGGCGTGGTTCCGATGCGACCGGGCGTGGTGACGGCGGCAGCTTTCGGCACGAATAAATGGTCTGCGATCTTGCGTCCGATGACGCACTGGTCTCTGACCTACGTGGTCCCGGTGCTGCGCACTGCGCGATACCACCGCGGCGAGGCTCATGTCTTGGCCGCGAACACCGACAGCCGACGCTGGATCGAGTTCTTGGGCGGCGAGATCGAGGCCGTGCTCAAGAGCTACGGCCGGAACCGCGAGGATTTCCTTTTATACGCCTGGGACCTGACCCAGGACAGGAGTGCGAGCCATGTGCTTCAGCAGTCACGCAAGTCCGCCGCCCGACAATTCCATGCAAGTCGCCGCGTTTCAGGCGCTAAGAGCACAAGCACTCAGTGACCAGCAAATCCAGGCGCAGAAGGATATCGCCGATCAGCAAGCGGCGCTCAATCAGCAGCAGTTCCAGGCGCAGCAAGACCAGTACGCCCAGCAGCAAGGCCAGGTCAACTCGCAGTCCGATCGTCAGACCCAATACGACACCGGCCGGGCGCAGCTGCTCGATCAGGGCACGAAGCAGATCAACGACGCGTTTTCACAATTCTCGCCGGATTATTTCAACCAATACGCCAAGAACTACATGGCGTCGTCCCAGGACCAGATCGATTATCAGAAGGCTCAAGCCCAGAAGCAGCTGAATTTCGGTCTCGCGCGGCAAGGCATTTCATCGAGCCAAGCCGGGATCGATCAAACCGGCGTGCTGCAAGAGACCGCGGGCCGCGCCGCGGCGCAGCAGACCAGCGCGGCACAACAAGCGGCCAATCAGCTGCAGTCTAACGTCTCTACCGCCAAGCAAAATTTGCTCGGTCAAGTGACCGGCGCGGAAAGCATCGGCTCGCCAATCGCCGGGGCCAACATCGAGGACATCAACCAGGCGCTGCAGACGCAACGCTCGGCCATCACCGGGATCACCAACACGGCGGGGGATACCGTCTCAAGCTTGAAAGCTGTGCCGCCGGTGAGCCAGCTCGGTGACATCTTTGGCGGTCTTGTCAACACCGCGGGTAATCTCTACGCCGGGTACCAAGCCGGGAATGTCTTGCAGCAAGGCGCGAAAGGCTTTGCAGGACAAGGCGGCCCGACAGGGACCGACCCGAGTAAGAATAGCGCGAAGGGGTAAAGATCATGTGCTCGATCGGCGCTGCTATGGTTGGAACTGCTGTTGTCGGGGCCGCCATCTCAGCCTATTCCGCGTCGCAACAGGCGAGCGCGAGCAAGCAGCAATCGCAAGATATTTTTGCCGCGAACAAGTCGCAGCAGGCGGCGCAGAGCCAAGCCTTCAATGATCGGATCGACGCCGGGATGCGGCAGACTGCTGCGCAGACGGCCGCGCAGCAAGAGACGCTGAACGCGCGCAGCGCTGCGGCGACGCAGATGCGCGAAGGCCAGATGACGGCCTTGAAGAATTATCAGGACACGCTGGCCGCCGAGAACGCGCAAACCGACACGTTGCGCCAGACCGGCGACACCGCGGCGCAGCAGCTCCTGCAGCAGACCAACGCGGCGAACCTTCAAGGCGCGCAGAACGCTTCGCAGCAGCAAGCGGCAGCTTTGCTGGCACCGAGCACGCCGCAAGGTCCCGAGGCGACCGACCCGTCGGGTGGCAACAACGCCGTCACCAGCGACGCGACCAATCAAGCAGCGAGCGCGCGGCGCACCGCGGAAGCCGCGACCAACATCCGCAACTACGGCAGCAAGATCGCCGCGGTGCAGTCCTATGCCGCGCCGATCCAAGCCGTGGGACAAGCGATCACCGCCAATCAAACCGGGCTTATGCCTGCACAAGCGGCGGAAACACTCTTGCGCGGCGGCAGCGCGACGCGGTTGCTGCCAAGCCAAGTCGCCTATGGCGCAGCCACCGGGACCGGGCAGGCGCTCGATGTGTTGCTGCAGTCGAAGGGCCAGAACGCGCTCGATGCAGCAGGCCTCAGCTACGGCAACGCGACCGATCTTGCGAACCTGCGGCAAGGCGACGCCGATACGCTTACGGCGAACAAGCTGGCGCAGCAAACGGCGGACCTTAGTTACGCGAAGGCGCAAGCGGGCATTCTCGGCAATTTCGGTAATCTCGCGGCAAACGCCGGTGCGCGTTATCTCGCCAGCCCGAGCAGCGCCGACCCCAACACGACGAATTTCAGCTCGATCTTTGCGTCGAAGCCTGACCCTGCAACTGCATATTAAACGAGGCCTTTCGTCATGCCAAACTATGGCGCGCCGATCATGCAGCCCACCGGCAACCCGCAATGGGATGGCGCATTCGGCGCGCTCGCCAACGCGTTTGGCTCCGATCCAAGCAAGCCCGCTGAAGCGCTTTACTACGGCTCCAAAGCACGCGAGGCGCAGCTCGGCTCCAACAAGATCATCGATGAGCAGAATTGGCGCAGCCGGTTTGCGCAAGGGGTGTACAACCGCGACGATCCTGGCGCGACAGCTGCGCCTGCCGCGCCGACTTTCTACACGCCGACCAATGTTCCGGGTGCAGCGCCGATCGTTGCGCCGCCGTCCAACTTGCCTTTGAGCCAGACGGTTGCACCGACGATGACGCCGGGCCAGGCCGCCGATCAGGTCACGGCGACCTTGGCGAAAAACGCACCGCGTCTTACTCAAGGCACGCCGCCGCCCATGTCGCCGCCGTCCGCGGTGTCGCCGCCCGCGCCGACGACAACGACAACGAACGGCCAAAGCCCGAACAACGATACCGTCTCGGGCGTCTTTCACCCCGAAAGCCTGAACACGACGGGCGGGGGTCAGCAATACGCGGCAAAAGCACAGGCCAACGGCTCGCCTGCTCAGATACCGTTCAACCTTGGAACCTTCTCGTCGACGGGAGCCTTGGCGGGCTTCAACGCGCAGCAGATGGACCAGATGGGCGCGGCGACGCTTGCCTCGCTGTTCCAGAAAGGCGTTATCGACGAAAATATGTATCACCAGATGCTGGCTGGCGCGGGGTCGACAGCTTTCGGCGTGCAGGATAGCGCGGCAAAGACTTCGATCACGACCACCGGCATGAACAACGCCACGACGCTTGCGACCACCGGCATGAACAACGCCACGACGCTGGCGGATAGGAAACTGGCGGAAGCTGCTGCCACCCAACGGTACGGTATGGACATGCAGTTTGTCGTCAACCCCAATGACCCGACCGGAAGGACAGGCTATTGGACACCGCGTGGAAAGTTACAGGCCGGTCAAACGCCTGCAATGAACCCGCAAGCTTCAGCTGAGGCCGTCAAGCCGATTGTGACGCAGCCGGGTGGTCCCGGCACGCCGACCCAGAGCATGCCGACGGGACAAGCCCAGCAGGACAAAACCCAGCTCTACGAGACAGGGCCAAACACTTACGACAATTTCGTCGGCAAGGACGGTCTCACGCACATCATGACGGCCGGGGAAGCCGCCAAGCAAGGCTTGGGCAAAGCCCCGACGGGAACCGACCCGGAGCTGGCGGGCAGGCTCGATGCGATCAACCGCGAGCCAAATCAAGACACAAAGCGGCAGATGCTCGAAACGCTGATCGATCAGCAGAACCGGGCTATGCCGCTCAAGCCGCCTGACGAGGACGCGGCCAATCAGCGCGAGTTTTTGCTCAACCAGGAACTCAATGCGAGGATACCGCCGCCGAGCGGCTTCAACACGGGCCAGAACGAAAATCCTGCGGGACCGTCGACCGAGCTTGGCCCCCCGCAGAGCAAGCTGGCGGCGGATTATTTCAATCGCGGGCCGCCCGGCGTCAAAGGCAACGCGGTCGAAGCCGCTAAAGCCGCGGTCTCGCAGCTTGTGCAGCAAGGCTATGTCGATCTTCACCAGAGCCGCGCGCGGGGCGGGGTGGGCTGGAGCGACGCAGCAACGACGATCCTGCGGCCGAACTACACGAAAGAGGGCAAGCCGCTTCCGGAGCCGCAAAAATTCTTCCGGGTCGATCTGCTCAACCCGAACACCGGCCTGCCTTATGTTGATCCGGTCACTGGAAAGCCAATGATCGACCCGGCGACAGGCAAAGCGCCGATCGACAAGCGCACCGGAAAGCCGACCACCGAGACGACGCCGCCCACGGAAATCCC